CCGTTCGGAGAGACCGTGAGCACCTTGGCCAAGGCTGCAGGCTTCGAAGGTTTCGCCGGTCAGTGGGCCTTGTCCTGCACCACGGTTGACCAGATCAACGAGCGCATTGCCGTTGCTCGCGAAGTCAAGTCGCTGTGCGAAGCCGTTGGCAAAGCCGACAAGGCGAACGACTTCATCAAAGCATCCAAGTCGGTGAGCGACGTGCGCTCGGCCCTGATCGAAGAACAGGTCAAGGCCGATGAAGACACGCATGTCGACACGACTCAATCGAGCAGCAATCAGCCGACGCAAAGCGCTTCGCAGTCGGCGGTGAAGATCGCTGACATCTACGCGAAGCGCGCGCAACGTTCTCGTTAACTCGGAGACCCATCATGCCGACCCTGATCCAAGGCAAGTTCAACGCAGAGTTCCTGCTCCACTACGACAACAAGTACAGCTTGGACGTCGTGACCCTCGATGCCAGCGCAGCAGCCCTCAAGGCCGGCACCGTGCTCGGCAAGATCGCCGCCAGCAGCGCGACCTCGGCGGCCAAGTCTGGTGGCAACACCGGCAACGGCTCGATGGGTTCGATCACGGTGGGCACTGGCGCGCAAGCCGGCGTCTACAAGCTGCGCATCACCAAGGCTGCCGCCAACGCGGGCGACTTCCAACTCATCGACCCGCAAGGCGACGTGGTTGGTGTCGGCACCGTGGCCGTGGCCTTCAACAACGGCGGTCTGGCGTTCACCCTGGCCGATGGCGCCACGGACTTCGCGGTCGGCGACGGCTTCGACATCACCGTGACCGGCAGCGGCAAGTACGTGGCCTACAGCAACGCCGCCACCAACGGTTCTGAAGTCGCCTCGGCGATCCTGAAGGACAACGTGGTCGACTCGACCAGCGATCAGAAGGTGGTCGTCGTGGTTCGCCACGCCGAAGTTCAAGGCTCGGAACTGACCGGCCTGGACGACCCCGCCAAGGCCGATCTGCTGGCCCTGGGCATCGTCGTTCGCTGATCGGCGAGCGGAGCAATCAACACAACGGAGCGAATCAAAATGGCTTCTCTCGACATTTTCAACAACGATGCCTTCTCGGTCACGCAACTGACCAAGGCCATCAACGACACCCTGCATCAGCCGACCCGCATCGGCGACCTGGGCTGGTTCAGCGAAGAGCCGATCAACACCACCTCGGTGTTCATCGAGCGTCGCGGCACCACCCTGACCCTGATCCCGGCCGCTCCGCGTGGCTCGTCCGGCCGCCCCGAGTCGAACGACAAGTCGCGCCTGATCCCCTTCAGCACCGTGCACCTGCCGCAACGCGCCACCGTCAAGGCCGACGAAGTGCAAGGCGTGCGCGCCTTCGGCTCCGAAACCGAAGTCGAGACCGTGCAGAACCTGCTCAACCGCAAGCTGGGCAAGATGCGTCGCAACATCGACGTGACGTTGGAATACCAACGCCTGGGCGCCATCAAGGGCCAGGTGCTGGACTCTGACGGCTCGTCCGTGCTGCTGGACCTGCATCAGGCTTTCGGCACCTCGCAGGGCACCAAGGACATGGGCCTGGAAACCGACACCACGAAGGTCAAGCAGAAGGTGGTCGAACTCAAGCGCTCGGTCGAAGACGCCCTCGGCGGTCTGACCTACCGCAGCCTGCGCGTGCTGTGCTCGGCCGACTTCTTCGACGCGCTGGTGGGTCACCCGGCCGTGGTCAAGGCGTACGACCTGTGGATGAACGGCCAGTTCCTGCGCGATGACCAGCGCGAACAAGGCGGCTTCTACTTCGCTGGCGTGTATTGGGAAGAATACCGTGGCAACGTCGGCGGCACCGCTTTCATCGAAGCTGGCGCGGCCTACGCCGTCCCCGAGGGCGTGCCCGACATGTTCGTGACCCACTTCGCGCCGGCCGACTACATGGAGACCGTCAACACCATGGGCTTGCCGTACTACGCCAAGCAGGAGTTGATGAGCTTCAACAAGGGCGTGGAAGTCGAGGCGCAGTCCAACCCGCTGCACCTGAACACCCGCCCTGACGCCGTGAAGAAGCTGGTCATCTGATCGATCATGAGCCTGCGCGCCTTTCAACGCATGAGCCAAAGTGTCCTGATCCTGTTGGGTCAGGACGCTACGCTGCGCGGCACCGTGCCGTGCAAGGTGAATGTGGAGAAAGGCGTTCAGGTCTCTATCGATGACGTGATCTACGAGCGTGATGTGGCGACTATCTCGAACGACCTCAACCCGGTTGTTGGCGATAGCCTGGACCACCCCTTCGGACAATACGACCTCGACCGTAAGCTGCAAAACAACGGCTACAACACAAGATTCATCCTGATCGAGAGGTCGTGATGAGCAAGTCGGCGATCGAGTCTGATTTCAGCAAAATCGACGCGCTGGCTGATCGACTCGATCAACTGAGCGGCGAAGACTTGCAAAAGGCTGCAGCGGCTGCCGTCAACCGAGTTGTTGACGAGTCCTACGTGCTGTTCAAACGCGCGATGACGCAGGGCTTGACGCTCACCGAGCAGTACGTCGATGCGAAGATGCAGACCGAGAAGGCTGTGCCGTCGACGCGTGTCACAGCCAAGATCATCGCCAAACGATCGGTGACGCTTCTCGGGCACTACGCGCCTGTCGTCATCATGGCTCCGGTGAAAAACCCGAAGCGTTCGAAAGGTCACGCTGCAATCGCGGTGCCCGCTGGGCAAAAGGCTGTTGGGGCCTCGGTTGAGGTGTCCCGTGGTTCGCGAAAAGCACTCAAACCCCTTGGAGACACCCCTGATGTGGTGATCTGGCCAAGCAAGCGCGACCGCGAAGGCAACCCGATGTTGTTCCGCCTTACTGGTGGTCGCACCAGCAAGGGCCTTCCGCGCATGGAGGCTCTCTACGGGCCCGCCGTCTACCAACTTTTCCGATACCAGATTGACCAGCTTTCCGACGCCGTGGCTGTCAACCTTGAACAGGCCCTGGTCGAGGAAGCCAACGACCTGTTTGAAAGGCTCTACGAATGACGACGCAACATCAAAAGGCCGAGGACATCGCCAAGCTGATCGAAGCTCGTATGCAGCAGATCACCTTGGCCGGTGGCTACGAGACCGACATCGGCACTCGCGTGTTGCGTGGTGCTCGCAAGGTCGACGACTCGTGGGTGCCGTGCAGTGTGCTGATCGAAGGCAACGACGATCCTGTCCAAGGAGAGTCGCTCAAGTCGCCCGTCGCCAAGATCAAGCAGAGCTACGTGCTCGGCGGCTACACACAATGCGATCCGCAGAACCCCAACGACGCTGCGCACAAGATCATCCGAGACCTCAAGCGCGCGATGTTCGCAGACGGCGCGACGCTGGGCGGCAAGGTCGCCAAGATCGAATACAAGGGTCGTGACATTGGCCCCCGCACCGATGGCGTGGCCATCGTCTTCGCGATCATCGAAGTGGTCGTGACCTACGTCGAGAATCTTTCCGAGCCTTGAGCGAAATCGAGCCGCAGGGTGGCGACAAGGCTTTTGACGATACTCCATCCTGCAACCGGCCGTGGTGAGCGGCTTAACTTTTTTGGAGAAATGACATGAGCGCACGCGGTTTCCTGGGTGCTGGCGACCTCTACATCGCCCGTTACGTGAACGGGGCCTTCGAATCGTGGAAGGGCCCGTTCGAATGCACGAAGTTCGAAATCAAGCCCAACATCGAACTCAAGGAGATGACCTCCAAGGGCAAGAACACCTACGGTCAGGTGATCGAATCGGTGGCCCTGCAGCAGCCCGCTGACCTGACCGTGGACCTGGCTGAAGTCAACAAGGACTCCTTGGCCATCGCTCTGCTGGGCACCACGGCTGCCCTGGCTCAAGCTGCCGGTTCCCTGGCCAGTGAAGTCGTCGTCGCAGCCCTGGACGCCTGGTCTGCTGCGAGCAAGGCGAAGTGGACTGCCGCACCCACCATTGTGGGTGGCGCGGTTGCCGCTTCTGTGACTGGCGCGATCGCCAGCACCACGCTGACCGTCTCTGCCGTGTCTTCCGGCGCCCTGTCGGTCGGCCAAGCGCTCTCCGGCTCGGGCATGACGGCTGGCACCCGCATCGTCGCTCAACTGACCGGCACCCCGGGCGGTGTGGGCACCTACACGGTGAACAACTCGCAGACCTTCGCCAGTGGCGCGATCACGGGTGCGGCCGGCTCCGGCAACACCTACGTCAACGGTGTCGACTACATCTACAACGCCGACCTGGGTTGGGTGAAGGCGCTGGCAGGCGGTGCGATCTTCGACAAGCAGCCGCTGGCTGTCAGCGTGGCCTACGGTGCGATCGCGGGCACCGAAATCAACGGTGCTGCCACTGCCGACCTGCGCGCTCGCTTCAAGCTCGACGGCAAGAACCAAGTCGATCAGGCCCCGGTGATCGTGACCGTGCACGAGGTGGTGGTGGCTGCCGACTCGGCTTTCGACTTCCTGGCCGACGACTTCAACACCGTGTCGATGCCCGGCCGCATGAAGACCCCCTCGGGCTTCACCTCGCCCTTCACGGTGCATCTGCGCGACGCCTGATCGCGCCTGCGGGCAGGAACCCGCGTAAGCCACTGACGGCCCGCCCTGCATCTCAGATCAGCGGCGGGCCTTTTATTTGAGCGGTGATGCGATGGCAAACAAGCAAGATGTCGAATTCAGTCTGAGCGCTAACGTCTCCGGTACGGAGAAGATCAAAGCGCTTCGAGACGAGGTTTCATCCCTGGCTAAGCAGGGCAGCTATGTCGGCCCTGAATTTCAGAAGCTCGCCGACGAGCTTGACCGCCTTGGTCAAGAAGCCAAGTCGCTCGGCGCCCTGGGCGAACTTGCTTCAGAGGTCGAGCAACTGTCCGTCTCGCAGCGCCAGGCTGCCGAATCTGCGAAAGCCCTGGCCGACGCACAACGCGAAGCAACTGTGCCTGCGCAGGCTGCACGAGACGCCGAAGTTGCCCTGGCTAACGCGCTGAAAGACGCACAGTTCCTTCTCAAGGAAAAGAAGCTCGCGCTGAAAGAGTACCGGCAAGAGACGGGCGCTGCCGAGAAGCAGACCGAGCTTTTCAAGAACACTGTCGACACCTACAAGGACCAGATCCTTGCCGCAGAGCGTGCGATCCTTGAATACGCTCAGCAGTTGCGTAAAGCCAAGCAGGCGACGGCCGATGCGGAAGCCGTCGAGAAGAAGGCAAGCAACGCATACGACGCGTCGGCTAAGGCGCTGCGCACAGGTGCGGCCGAGCTTGAAAAGAAGAGCGTCACGCTGCAGGAAGCCAAGGTGGCTGCTGCAGCCCTCGGGATCGAGACGGAGAACCTGACGCAAGCCGAAGCTGGCCTGATCGACAAGTTCAGTCAGGCTCGCCGCGAACTGGTGCTGCTGCAGCAAGTCGCTCAGTCGGCCAACGAGGAATTGGCACAACAGGCGGTCATCGCCAAGACGCAAGCCGACTTGGAGGCAAAGGCTGCGCTTGAACGCAAAGCGATCCTTGATGACTACGAAGCTGCCAAGCGGCGCGCGATCGCCGCTGAGATTGCCGAAGAGGACCGTCTCGCCCGTGTGATCGAGCGCACAAAGTTCGAGCAGCGCCAAGCTGCTCAGCTTGAGTTGCAATACGAGCTTGACGCGATCAACAAGGTCGAGCAGGCGAGGATCGCGTCTGCACAGAAGCAAGCTGCAGCACAGAAGGCTTTGCAGGACAGCTTCAAGGCTACTGGCGCCAGCGACGTGCAGGCTCTGCGCGATGAGATTAGCCGCGTCAACGCAGCCCTGGCCACGCTGCAGGCATCTGGTCGACTGACCGGCGCCGAACTGCAAGTGGCCATGCGTCAGGCCAACTCGCGTGTCAAGGAACTCGAAATGCAGATTCGTGAGGCGACCGGCGCTCTCACGATGATGGATCGTGTCAACAAGGTCTTTGCCACGTCGTTTGGGCAGACCTTCGCCGCGTTCGTGGCCTCGAACGTGTTCATGCGCCTGATCGACAGCATCCTTGGTATCGGCCGAGCGTTCTTCGAATCGAACAAGCAGCTTGAGCAGTTCCGCCTTGCACTGACCTCGGTGTACGGTAGCAGCGACATCGCTGCAAAGCAACTTGGCTTTCTGCGACAAGCTGCCAACGACGCAGGGTTGAGCGTCAAGGACATCGCGCAGTCATTCATCAAGTTCTCTGCAGCATTTGCGAATGCAGGCATTCCGCTCGAAGAGACCAACCAACTCTTCGCTCGGCTGACAAAGGCTGCTGGCATCCTGGGCCTTAGCACCGACGACACAGGTCGCGCCATCACTGCACTCGGGCAGATGGCAAGCAAAGGCGTGGTCTCGATGGAAGAACTGCGACAGCAGTTGGGCGACGCGCTGCCCGGTGCGTTCCAGATCGCGGCCCGTGGCCTTGGCGTGACCGAGAAACAACTGACCAAACTGGTCGAGTCTGGTCAACTCGCTGCACGCGACTTTCTGCCCGCATTCAGCGAAGGTTTGACTTCGGTAAGCGGCAAAGTCGACACGATGAGCGCTCGCCT